GTCCCGTAGCCACGGCATGCGTGGATTATTTTTTGTTGAATGTTATAGAATATGACATCTTAGCCATCCGTATCGCCGGATGGATCGTGTATATCTCTCCGGTCTCGTCATCAATGACCGTGGTATTATCCGGCACCGTCTTCAGGAACGCCTCCCGTTCTTTTATCTTGGCATCGAGAAGCAGCCTTTCCTCGATCAGCCTAGCGTAGACCGGATCATTGCAATTGGAGTGGTCGTAGGATACGCCTGTCTCCTTTATCTTGACCGTGGCCCCGTTCCAAGAGCGCTCCTTCCCGTATTTCTCGATCTCGGAAAGGACAGCGTCCTTCATCCGGTCATCGTCCAGCGTCCTCTTGATGGTCTCTTGCATCGCCTTTAACTTGACGACGTGTGATACGGGATCTACCTCACCTTCCAGTACCGGGTTCAAAAGGTCTATGGATAAAGCCTCGATATCGCTTTTCGTTAGCGGGGTCTTGCCGCTTAGCTCTAGTTCTTTGCTCATGACAGGTTGTTGTTTATTTTATAGTTGTTGTATATCTCTACGAAAGAATCCATCTCTACCTTTCCTATAATGTAAGCATTGCTGATAACGCTTTCTACGGAGAATGGTTGGTTGGCCTCCTTGGCTATCTTCTCTTTATTGTATAGCCACTCCGATATGGATTTCATTGCGCTCTCATTGTTTAGATGATCTCTCGTAAGCTCTTTCTTTACTCTGGAGTTTGCCGTTTTTTTAGGCTGCTCTTTAGGCTGCTCCTTTTGGGCGGTATTACCGCTCGCTATGTTAGCGTCCTCGTCATCGTCAGCCACGATGCCAAGAATGGCACAAAAGGCGTATCTCTTGGCGTACGTGATGGCCGATCCTATGGATTGAGCGTCCGCCGTATTGGATGGCATCCTTACCTTGGACGATATCCATTGGCCGGAAGAATGAAGCAGTATGGTCCGGATAGAGTAATCATCCTCTATTAGCTGACATACAGAAAGTTCGTTGTCTGCTAATGGTTGTTTTGCCGCCCTTTTGCATTCGGATAGGTCCGCATACTTAAACTTGTATTCTCCTCCCGTTTTAGTCCTTACCTTGACCTCGGAATTGAGGCTTGGTTGCTCTAGCGATCCTTGAAACTTGGCCAACGCTATCGCTAATTTGTCAATCTCTTCTGATTTGTCCATGTTATCGTGTATTTAAATTCGTCAGCCTCCGGGAGTCGAACCCGGACTAAGACCATCGGCCGCCCTGCCCTCACTACCGTGTCCCTTTCCACCGGGCCAATGATATCGTCATGGCCTACCACTTGTCTAGGATATCGGTTGCCGGTCTGGGTCGGGGTTGCACCTCGTAAGGGCGGGATGTTACCAATTATATGAATCACATAGGAGCCTAAGCTCCTCCATGCTCTCCTCATATTCCTCGTTGTCTTCCTCCCCGTCGTACTCCGGTTCGCCGTCGGGGTCTTTGATGTAGATGTCTCTCATGCGATCCTCCGATAAGCAATGCCTTGGGGCTATTGTATTTCTTTAAATACCCCTCCATCTAATTTGTAATATGTATCCGCCTTTATCTTCTCCCCGTCAACAAATTCCGTTTTTACGCAAACGGGGATATATCTTTGCTTTTTATCCGAATAAGACCATTCGGATAGTGTTATCCATGATCCTTTTGAGGCTTTTGCTACTGAGTTAATACCTGCGCACATGATGACACAGTCTTCGCCAGTGCTGTCAATCTTGGCACCGTAGCCGGACGAACCAATCTTGGCATCGTTGCCGGACGAACCAATCAGGGCACCGTAGCCGGACGAACCAATCTTGGCACCGTTGCCGGACGAACCAATCTGGGCATCGTTGCCGGACGAACCAATCTGGGCATCGTTGCCGGACGAACCAATCTTGGCATCGTTGCCGGACGAACCAATCTGGGCATCGTTGCCGGACGAACCAATCTGGGCACCGTAGCCGGACGAACCAATCTGGGCACCGTAGCCGGACGAACCAATCTTGGCACCGTAGCCGGACGAACCAATCTTGGCATCGTTGCCGGACGAACCAATCAGGGCACCGTAGCCGGAC